AACTGACTCAGTACGCAACCTGAAATCGTACTCAGATGTCAACACGACACTGGATGAGTATCTCGAATACTTTATTAATACATTTTTGCCTTCTGTGCCGTTTGAGGTATTCGCAGACAAACGAATTATGATTAAGTACATCCGCGAGTTCAATCGGTCTCGTGGCACTCTTGCGTCGTACCGACTTCTTTTCCGGACACTATACAACGAAGAAATTGATGTTGAGTTTCCCGCAGACCAAATCCTAAAAGTGTCTGATGGAGACTGGAGACTTGACCGATATCTTGTATCAAGTTATGACCCCGCAACATATCAGTTTATCGGTAAGACCATTAAAGGTCAAGAATCCAAATCAGAAGCATTAGTCGAAGACATCGTCCGTAAGAATATACGCGGACGAGACCTAATGCAAATTATCGTTTCCAATGTTCGAGGCGCATTCGCACACCTCGAACCGATTCGTTTGTTGAGTGACCAGACCGGCGTAGGACACGCACCCCTTATCGAATCAGGTATCGCAAACACAGAAATCATTTCGGGTGGTGGTGAATATCGAGTTGGTGACATACTAGACTTGGTTTCAAATGACCTTGGTGAGTTTGCAAAAGTCGCAGTCACTAAAGTTCAAAACTTTGGTGGAGTTCTAACATTCCGGATTGTTCAAGGTGGTTCTGGGTATACCCCATCTACAGACCCTGATGGTTCAGTGATTACCTTTACTGGAGGTGATGGCGCAGAACCTGCATCATTTATTCTTGGACCAGGCGACATTGTCGACCGATTTGCAATCTCTATCAACACCGATTTGATAGGCGCAAATACAGTTTATGGTAGTAAGTCTCCATCCGTTCTTTCGAAAGATGGTGTTTCTAGACAAATGATAACATTTGCAAATGTCGAATTATCTTCTGTCGACTATGGATTTAGAGAACAAGACCAGACCGGAGAACTTGACTTTAGAGACCACGAAAATGCACTACTTAATATTGCAAATACCGTAGAACTTTCTGTTGGAGATTCTTTATACGGTTCTACCTCAGGCGCAAACGCAATCATTACCGATGTCGTCACTCTCACTGCAGGAGATACAGTTCTAAAGATTGACTCTCATAAAAGATTTACTGATACAGAAAATGTAACCATAGATACTGACTCAGGACCTGTCATTGGTACAGTCACAGAGTTTCAATCAAACACTATAGGGTTTCATCCTATGCAGATTGGAATCCTGTCCGGAGAAACAATCTCAGAGGGTGATGAAATTGTCGGACTGATATCGAATACCTTTGGTGTTGTAAAACATTTAGGACAAACCTTTGCAGGCGCATACACACCCGATTCAGGACCGAATCGAGATTTAATCAATCTTCGCGTCACTGCAAACAACACTGCAAATCTGACATCACAACTTGACAATGGTCCAATGAGTTCTTTCTTAGAGGATGAGGGAATACGCAAAGTAAACTCATCCACTGAAATAGGCAATGTCGTATTTACAACATCGAACACTGAAATTGAAAACATCTATACGAAACTTGAAGATGCATTTAATTTCGAAGCAACCACTTTCGGTTCAATCGTAAATCTATCACTCCCTGTCGGAGGTGAAGGATTCTCGCAAGCGCCAACAATCGATATCATAGAAAATGATATTGCGGTATTGGGGATTGGTGAACAGTATTTGACTATTCAATCGGATGATGTGAATTGGGATTCTGCAAACTCATCATTCCTTGGACCAGATACCAACGACAGGTTTGTGCAAACATCAACCGGCGCGTCAGGTGATGTGAAGGGTGGAAAGGATTCACCACAACCTGCAGTGATTCAACATCCCAACGGAACTTATGAAACAGTCGTCCGCGTTTGGCAAGATTTCTTACAACGCGAACCAGGCAATGTAACTTTCGCAAACAATCAGACGGTGACTCTAAACATCTACGATTCAAGTTACACGCCCGGCACTATTGACACTCGTTCTGTTAGTGACACTGCAACAGGTAAGATTGTATTTGTAGAGGACAGGGGAGTTCTTGGTAAGAATGCAAATGTTATCTCCACTGTCGGTGCAAACGGGTCAATCACACAGGTCCGTGTTTTAGACTCAGGATTTTCATATAAGAATGGTGAGGTGGTTATTGTAGAAACTACCAACCGCGACCAAGCAACTTCCGCAACACTTCGATTAGATGTAAGAGATGTTGCAAACTCAGAAGGTTACTACGCGTCTACGAGGTCTCACCTCGATTCTTTGCGCGGATTTATTCAGGATAGTAATTTCTATCAAGAATACTCTTATCAGATTGTGTCTCCTGTATCATTGGATAGATACAAGGAATACGCACTAAATCTTGTACATCCCGCAGGACAGGCACTCTTTGGTAAGTTCCGTTCTCAGTCTAACACAAACATTGATGTGGAAGTCACATCTAACAACTCTGTCCAGAAGTATGCAGGAACCGTTGAATTGACTGAAGGAAGTTTTGATGTTGTGGGTACAGATACAGAATTCGAAACTAACTTTGCGAATGGAGACTTGATAATTGTTGAATATGCAGACAGAAGTTTCTATTCAATTCCTATAAATACTATAACCTCAGATACCGAAGCAAACCTAACAATTGCATGGGCAAACTCTAACATTGCATCTGCAAATGTATATTACCGAAGTGGGTCGATTTAATGTCTAATAAATTACCAACCAAAGATTTATCTATCAATAATGCACAAGCATTCATCACCGCAATCGAATCGGAAGATGGTAGAGATACTAAAAACTCTACCGTGTTGTATGCAGCGATTGGAAATGTTGACCCCTATGAGAATGAACCGACACCATCTCAGCCGGTAGACAGTAGACAATACTTGCAATATGAAACGCATCGTAAAATGGTTGGTGCGAAAAAAATTAATCCGGAAGATGTCAGTCATGTGACATTGAGAAACGATTGGGTTCCAGGCACAGTCTATTCAATGTATCGAGACCAAGACATTAATTTGTATGACCGTCCTTTTTATGTAATGACAAACGAGTATAATGTATACAAGTGTTTGTTTAACAATGAGGGTGCACCTTCTACTGTAAAACCTTCTGGGTTCTCTACATTGCCGTTCACGACATCGGATGGATATACTTGGAAGTATATGTACACCATTTCACTTGGTGATGCAAGTAAGTTTTTGACGAAGGTTCATATGCCTGTCAAAACCTTGAAGTTGAGTGATGGCACGATTGAGTCTGACCGTCAAGTTGCAGTACAACAATCTGCGGTCAATGGTTCGATTGAAGTTGTAGAAGTTGATGATTCTGGAGTTGAGTATCTTCAGGTCACCAATGGAGTCGTCGATGCGGGCGGAAAGTTTTCAATTCGTCTAAGTGGTGGTTCTGGTGTTGATGCGTCACCACTTGACAATATTTACAACGGTTCCTCAGTGTACATTATCTCAGGAACCGGTTCGGGACAACTACGCAGAATCATTGACTACTCAGGGTCAACCAAAACTCTTGTAGTGAATACTGCATTTGCAACTGTCCCTAATACAGACAGTCGGGTTATTATTTCCCCAACGGTTACTGTCATCGGTGACGGGTTCGGCGCAAAAGCGTACTCTCGCGTTGATGAGAATGGTGGAGTTGCGAATGTCTCAATCATTGACTCAGGACAAAACTACACCCGCGCGCAAGCACTCATCTCTTCCAATGTTGTTAATGGTTCGGGTGCGACTGCAAATGTTATCATCTCTCCTGTCGGAGGTCACGGTTCAGACCCCATCAGAGAACTTGGCGGAGACAAGGTTGCATTGAATGTTCAGTTTGCAAGTAAAGAGGGATTGTCTGCAAATGGAAATGGTTACATTCCTTCCAATACCGAATTTAGAACTATCTCTATTTTAAAAGACCCGATTCTTAAAGTTGATGCAAACAACAATCATGTCCAGACAGAGACAATTGCAAATACATCAAACTCTCCTGAGACATTGAGAATGACAAGTCGTTTGACCATTTCATACAATCAAATGAACGGTGACGATCCGGTCAATGAACTAGAGGTTCGTGATACTATAACGAATGAAAGAGTTCGTCTGCGCGCAGAGTTGGGAGAACTTGAGTTTGTAACAGAATTGTCTCCTACTCAAAGAAGATTTGATTCTCTCGCAAACGCAGTCAAAGGCGCAAATGCAGACGTTGCATATGTTCGTAAAGATGAGACAGAACCTGACCCATCTTTCTATACTGTGTATATAAATAATGTTGAAAGTTATAGTAATAAACCCGTATTCGTCAAAGATGATGTAATACTCAAAAGTACAAGCGAAACTGAAATCGCAACAGTAGAACAAATCAAAGGACCAGAAGCAAACACATTCTCTGGAGAAATACTGTTTACGGAAAATATTGCTGTTGTAACTCGTGACTTAGAACAACAAGAAGATTTCAAAATCATCCTAGATTTTTAAAGGTAGTATAAATGTCGATTGAAACCAACCTCAACCAAAGTCCTTATTTTGACGATTTTGACGAGAATAAAAACTTCCATCGAGTTCTCTTTAGACCTGGCTTCGGTGTCCAAGCAAGAGAACTAACACAGCTACAGTCTATTCTCCAAAATCAGTTTGAACGGTTTGGTGATGCGGTAGTCAATGATGGTAAGGTTGTAACTGGTGTTGGTATTACTACAGAACCCGTGAACTTTGTCAAGTTGAGAGACAAAGACGCAAACAATCGTGTACTTCTTTTAGGTGACTTCTTCGATTCTGGACAGGTTGCAAACGCGACAGTCACTGGCGAGTCTACTGGTATGACTGCGCAATTGATTGATGTCGCAGAGGGGTCAGAGGCAGCTGCACCGAACTACCTTACCGCATTCGTAAAATATACAAACTCTGGTAGTAACAATCAGTCAAAGAACTTTGATCCGAACGAAGTTTTGATTTTTAGAAATCGTAACAGCAACAACTTCATCGTTGCAGCAAATACAATTCAAACCTCTCCAACAGGACTTGGTTTGAGAGGTTCGGTCAGTGATGGTGTTATCTATCACAAAGGACACTTTGTTCGTGTCAACCCACAAAGTATAATCATTGAAAAGTATAACACGACACCAAACAAAAAACTTGGATTTGAAACCAAAGAGTTTCTTGTCAACTCTAACGAAGACTCTTCTCTGTTAGACAACGCAACCGGCGCAACCAACTTCAGTGCGCCCGGCGCAGACCGTCTCAAGTTAGAACCAACACTTGCGACCCGTGCGATTACAACCGATACTGCAAACACCACAACATTCTTTACTATTGCAAATATCGAGAATGGACTCATTATTCAAAGAACAAATGAAGAACTTGCAGGTGTCACTACCCTTGTCGCAGATAGAATTTTTGAGACAAACGGAAACTTCGCAATTGAACCGTTTAATGTTCGTATCAGAGAAAACCTAAAAAGAGATGACAACTTAGGTCGATTTGAAAACGGCGACATCAACAAACTCGTTGCAGAAATTGAACCATCAATTGCATATGTCAAAGGTAATCGGATTACAATCGATGAGACTGTAGTTCGTGAGTTTGACAAAGCGACCGACATCGATGTCAAAGATGCACGAGTCATCGGACAAGCAATCGGTAACTATGTAATTGTCAATGAACTCAGTGGTACTTGGGACTTCCAAGGATTGCGCGAAGTCGACTTGTATGACGGCGCATCAAACTCTGTCAGTGGATTAAACTTCAGTGCACAGACACCACAAGGTTCTAAGATTGGTACCGCAAAGGTTCGCGGTTTGCAATGGCACGCAGGAACCTCAGGCACTCCATCTGGACAATTTAGAGTTTACTTATTTGATATTCAGATGAACTCCGACAAGTCTTTTGCGGACGTTCGCACAGTTCATCAAGACAATGGTTCGGGTGCGGACGGTATCGCAGATATTGTCTTGACATCAGGTAACGCAATCATTCAAGAGTCTGCACTGAAGACTTTGGTATTCCCGTTTACACAAAAGGGAACCAAGACCTTAAGGGATGCAGAAAACAACATCGACACACAGTTTGTTGTACGCACAGAAAAGACTGTAAACTTTGATGCGACTGGTACTGCAACGGTAACACCAAACACTGCACACGCAGGTGGTACAGAAACCTTAAATGATACCGGAATACCTTTGACAAACAATGATGAAAGAAACATTGTTGTAATTTCTAAAGCGCCAGTAGAAACTCAACCGCATACAGGAAGTATTTCTCAGATTGACGGTACAACAGTTCTTGGTTCGGGTACAACCTTTTTAGAGTCGTACCAAGTCGGGGACGTTATGACCATCATTGATGGCGCAACTGAATACAGTGAAATCGTCGCATCAATCACAGATAATATTACACTGGACCTCGCAAACAATCCCGGCGTCTCCGGTGGAGGAAACAGTTTCGCGCATAAGACATCTTTCCCGAAAGGATATGCGTTTGACTTGTCATCAAATGGTTCGGTCAATTCTACATCGACGCAACACATTATCAATCTACAACAGGCAAACCTAACGAATTCGTTTGCTGCGTCTGTGTATTTTGATGTATTAAGATCCGATGCAAGTCCTGCATCAAAGGTTGTAAATAAAAACAAATTCGTTCATATCAATACGTCCACTCATCCAAATGGTCCATTCGGTCCATACTCTTTGGGTGTCTCTGATGCATTTGAGTTGGTGAAAGTTTACAAGGGAACACCAACAGGCGTAAGTACTAGTGACCCAGAAGTAACAAATCAATTTGTTTTAAACAGTGGAATGAAAGATTCTTTCTATGACACATCGTCAATAGAATTAAAACCTGACGCAACAACCCAATTGGTAGATGTTGGGTTATTAGTAGAGTTTAATTACTTTGATAAGAACACCTCGTCTGGAATCGGATTCTATTCTGTAGACTCTTATCCCATTGACGATGTGAGTTCTGCAAATTCAACTGCGATTAGAACAGAAGAAATACCTCTGTTCATTTCACCAACCACAGGTAATCAGTATGACTTGAGAGACTCTGTAGACTTTAGACCATCGAAGTCGAACACTGTCACTCCATCTGATACGGGTACGGTTGCGGCCGCACCAACAAATCCCACGGTCAGTGACACATATTTTATTGACTCAGACGGCGCATACACGCCAACTCCAGATGCAAACTTTCAAACTGACATTCAGTTCTATTTGCCTAGAAAAGATGCGATTACATTGACCAAAGAAGGCAACCTTGAGATTCTTAGGGGTGTGCCTTCCATCACACCGCAAGCGCCTTCAGGTGGACCAAATGCAATGGTTCTTGCGGTATTAGATGTTCCTGTCTTCCCATCAATTTCTCCATATGTTGCAAAAAACATTAATAGATTTGATTATCGTGTCGGATTGGAAATCAAAAACAACAGAAGATTTACAATGGAAGATTTGCGGACCATTGAACAAAGAATCCGTAACCTTGAATATTATTCATCATTGAATGCATTAGAAACTTCTGCAAGAGATAAACAAATCTTTGGACAGTCTGGACTGGACCGATTCAAAAATGGATTCTTGGTTGATAACTTCGACGGACACAATGTCGCAGATACAACGAAGGCGGGATATCGCGCTGCAATTGACAGAAACAAGTCTGTCTTAAGACCAACCTTTGACCGTAACGACATTAGTTTTTCTGAGAGTACTGCATTGTCATCTGTGAATACAACACAGACCGGAGACTTGATTACTCTGGATTATGACCATGTCACTTTCATTGACCAAAACTTTAGTAGTAAGTTGCGGAACCCTGTTCAAGAGTTGACATTCAATTGGGAAGGCGAAGTAATACTGAATCCTTCTATGGATAACGGTACTGATATTACAACACTACCCGATATCCAACTTGACTTTGATAATATGTATTCTGCAATCGAAGAAATTGCAAACAGAACCGGTGTCACTGGAACTGATTGGGGTAACTGGACCACAACTTCTCAAACCAGTCGTGTCACCGCCGCATGGCGCACAGGAGTTACAACAGAAACTCAAACCAATCAGATTCAAAATGGTATTGCAACCTCAATCAGTCCATCGACAGAGACATTCAATCTGGGTAATATGGTAACCAATGTTGCGGTTCGTGATTACATCAGGTCTCGTAATGTACAGATTACCGGATTCAGACTGAAACCAAACACGCGAGTATATCCTTACTTTGAAGACGAGTTGGTTGCAGAGTATGTGACTCCCGCAGATAGTAGTTTTGCGAACACTGCGTCTGAGGGTTCGCCACTTATTACTGATAGTGCAGGTACAGTGTATGCAAACTTCAGAATTCCAAACGATGACAACCTGAAGTTTAGAATTGGAACAAAACGATTCACTCTTTTTGACGTTGCAAACACAACTACGCAGTCAGATTTGATTACAACCTCTGCACACGGAGATTACACTGCGATTCAGTTGAGTGTTTCGCAGAGGGGTTCTTCAATTAATATGAAGGTTCCTCAGTTCTCTGACCGCGCGGTAAGTAGAACAAGAACTCTGACCAGCACGCGTACAGTCCGAAGAGACCCAATTTCACAGACATTCTTTGTCAGTGTAGATGACTCGCAAGGGGTCTTTATTACTAAGTTGGATTTGTTCTTTGGTAAGAAATCGTCGACTCTTCCTGTTACCGTACAGTTGCGAGAAGTTAAATCCGGTTTCCCATCAGAAGAAATCGTACCATACTCTTCCAAAACACTGCAGGCAAGTGAAGTTAATGTCGATCCAAATCGCGGAATCGAAGCAACAACCTTCACATTCGACTCTCCAGTATTCCTTGAAAACAACAAGGACTATGCGATTGTTGTCATGCCCGGCGGAGACAGTGACGAGTACGCACTTTGGACAGGTGAACTAGGTGGTACTGATGTCAATACTGGTGAGTTGATTCATAAACAACTTGCATCTGGTGTCCTGTTTACATCTGCAAACGATAGAACATATTCTCCAATCCAATCAGAAGATTTGAAATATAAACTGTATCGTGCAGACTTTACAACCAATATCGGAACAGTATATCTTGAAAACGATGACATCGATTTCTTGACATATGATAGCATCGATGGTAGATTTGATATCGGTGAAAAGGTTGTCAGTGATTCTGGTAATGGGTTCAGAGGATTTGTAACCTTTATTGATTACACTAATCAGAAGATTCATCTTGAGAGATCCACTGGAGGATTTGAGACCGGAGACACCATTACAGGACAGGTTTCTGGTGCGTCTGCGATTCTCTCTTCTGTCGATGATATTTCTTTAAATACTTTTATTCCTAAGATTCCTCAGTTGACCTATGCAAATACAAGTGCGTCTTGGACAACAAGAACGACATCTTCATCAGGTGTCATTGGAAGTCAATATGTGCCAGTCGATTTGGAAGTAGAGAATGACTTCTTTGATACTGAAAAGAAAGTGTACTCTAAGACAAATGAAAGTTCATTGATTGCGGTGGATGGTTCTAAAAAGTCTCTAGTATTGCAAGGAACATTTAGAACAACTGACCCAAGAGTTTCTCCTGCGGTTGACACAAGTAGAACTAACGGAATCATTATTAACAATGTAATTAATAATGACAGTTCAGGAGAACACTTGGAAATCGGTAATGCGGTATGTAGATATATCACAAAACCCGTAGAACTTGCAGTAGGTAATGAGTCTGAAGACATCAAGGTATTTGTCAATGCATACAAACCCGCAGGAACTGATGTCAAGGTATATGCAAGAATCCATCATCCAGGCGACTCCGAAGGAATTAATGAGAAGGACTTCACTCCTTTGGACCAGATAACTTCATTTAATGTGTTGTCTGACTCAGTCGACAGAGAAGACTTTGTTGAGTTAGAATACGGGTTTTCTGCAAATACAGATGGACAAGGATTTTTATACGAAGCAAACTCTCACGCGCGACTAAATAGTTCGAATAGTGAAGTTGTTGCATATAAGTCTGGAGATGGTTCGATTCACCACACCTATAAGACATTTGCGTTGAAAATCGTGATGACTAGCACTGGTTCTAATATTGTACCTCTAGTCAAAGATATGAGAGCAATCGCATTACAAAAATAATGACTAAGTATAAGATTAAAGATAATGAAACTCTCGTCAGAGATGCGGAAACTAACGCGGTACTGAATACGGATGTATCGTCGTTAGAACGATATAGAATGCGAAGAGATATTGAAAATAAAAAAGAAAAAGAAATTCAAAAATTGAGAGACGATATTGATGATATTAAATCTCTCTTAACTCAACTTATCGCAGAGAAAAATAAATGACGGTATTTATCGCAAACACCAATCTAAATGACAACTTCAACAGTTGGCGTTTAAACACAAACTTTGCTGCAACGGTTATTTCTAATAATGTAGTAACTGTGTCTAGGTCAGGTTCTGCGAACCGTGGCGGTGTCGCAACAGGTAACGGTCATATCATTGGAACATTTAGTGCGAACAACTTGCGCGCAGATGTTTTGCGTTCTGGAAACACTTCAGACCCAGGCGGGTTTCTGCAAATTCTTTCCAACACGAGTATCAATGCGCACTCTCTGTCAATTACATCGAACACCATTTTTCAAGGAAATGTTAACTTTGTAACCACTGGACTCAACCGAATTATTTTGGGAGATGTCTCTCGTATTCGTATGACGGGTGGTAACAGAGGACAGTTCCTAAGACAACAAAATCAAGATGATGTATTAGAATTCAAGACCCTCTCTTTGAGAGACATTGGAGATATGTCATCTAACTCTGCGCACCTTATTCTTTCTGGTGCAAATACAGACTTCAGTGATAACAACGATTCTCCTGCACTGATTCTCTCCAACGGAGTTGACCGCGCAAGATTTTATATGGCGTCCAGTCTGCCTGGAGAATCTGATGTTTATTTGAATCTCGTAGATGATGCGGGAGAATCTCAATTCATCATTGCAGACTCAACCAATACAGAAGTATTTACAGTTAAATCAACCGGTGAGGTTATCTTTACTGCAAACGCAACGGTTGGTGGTATTTCTACCACAGGTAACATTTTACCAGAGTCTGGATACGATGACCAACTAGACTTGGGTGCACCTAACCGTAGGTTCAGAAACCTCTGGATTGACGGTATCGGAAATATCGATGAGTTGAAGATTGGTACTGCGTCAGGACAGGGTGTGTCTACATCACTCATTCCCAAAACAGACGCGGCAGGAAACCTTGGTTCAACCACACGCAAATGGGGTACCGTCTGGGCAGACACCACCAACGGAGGCGCAGGTGTCTTCTCCAGTGTCGGAGTATCTGGAAACCTCAATGCAAACGGTAATGTAACAGTATCTGGGTCTTCCACACTGTCTGGACCCGTCACAGCATCTAATACCTTGACTGTAAATGGTCAAACCGTATTCAATGAGAATGTTCAGTTCTCTGCAAATGCAGTATTCCAAGACCAGTTACAAGTAACAGGTAACACACACCTCAAAGGTCCAATTGAACTTGGTGACGCGTCTACTGACACGATTACTGTAAAGGGAACCTTTGCGAATCAGTCCACATCTGGACTTTCTACCTTTGACGGTAATATGAAAATCCAAGGGACTTGGTTCGAGGTTAACGGAACAAAAGTTCGCGGAACAATTTCTCCTGATGTTGACGACGGAGTCGGTGACCTGACAATTGTTGGTAATACCACGTTATCCGATGGAACGACCTTAATCTCTCCCGCAGGCGACTTTGTCGAATTGACTGTTTCTACAGGAACCGACTTAGAGGGCGATGTTAATATCGGTCTCAGTTCTGCAGATAATGTAACAATCAATTCTTCTATTGATAGTAACCTAATTCCTGACGGTTCTCGAAACATTGGTAACCTAACTAACCAGTGGAATAACCTGTATTTGACCGGTTCCATTTCTGATGGCGCAACTACTATCATCGGAACCAACAACAAGTTACACGCAAACAATACTATCACAGACGGAACGATTCGTGATGTAATGTTAGAGGACTCTGGTGTTACTGCGGGTAGTTATGGAAGTGCGTCTGCGGTTCCGCAAATCACAGTAGATTCCAAAGGATTAATCACATCACTTTCTACAACCGCAGTTGCGGGAGTTACCTCGTTCGGATACAACTCTGCAAACGCAACATTTACAATTGGAACTGCGACCGGTGTTGATTTTACCGCGTCACTGAATGATGCAACGACATCCGCAAAGGGTATCGCATCATTTGATACAGACAACTTCACAGTCTCTGGTGGCGCAGTATCCATCAAACCAGGCGGCGTAACTACCGCTGATCTTGCGGCAGTTCCAAACTTGACAGGCGGAGAGTTTGGTGATAGTATAACTGTACCAACAGTAACTGTCAATACAAAAGGACAAATTACAGACATTTCTGAAACCGCAATTCCTGATGCAACCACTTCGGATGGAAGTACAGGAACAAAGGGTATTGCGAAGTTTAATGAAGAAGTATTTTCGATAGACCAAAATGGTGTCGTGTCCCTCGCAGGAGGCGCAGGTTCTGCAATTCTTGCAATCAATGGAACCTCTAATGAGGTTGACATCACAAGACAAGACGGCTCAGTCACAATTGGTCTTCCTGATGATGTTACAGTTTCTGGACAACTGAATGTTGGTGAAAATATAGTTATTGCCGGAAACTTGATTGTTCAAGGAACTACGACCACAGTCGATACAGAGACTGTAAGAATTTCCGATAACATTATTGTATTGAATGGTGATGAAACCGGAACACCTTCTCAGAACTCTGGGTTTAGTGTAAACAGAGGAACCTCAGATTCAGTTCAGTTCCTTTGGGACGAATCAAATGATAGATGGACATTTGGAACTTATGATGTTGTCGCATCGAACTTTATTGGTACCGCATCAAAGGTAAGTAACAGTGTGACGCCTGGAAGTTTCTTGACGGGTTCTGCATTTGACGGTTCTTCTGCAACAACATTTGCGGTAGACGCAACAAGTACAAATACTGGAAATAAGGTAGTTGCGAGAAACGCATCTGGTAACTTCTCTGCAGGAACGATTACTGCGACATTGAGTGGTAATGCATCAACCGCGTCTAAGTGGGCAACTCCTAGAAACTTAGTTCTTGGTGGCGCATTAAGTGGTTCGGTGTCGATTGACGGTTCTCAAGGAATCGCATTGACTGCATCTATCCGTGATGACGCGGTGGATGATGCGCAGATAAATAACGGTGCGATTAAAAATCGTCATATTGCACTCGGAGAAATTACTGCAGATAGACTTTCTAGTACAAGTCAAATCTCCAGTGATAAGATTGCGGATGATGCAATTACACGAGAATGATGCAATTACACGAGATAAAATTCGTAACAATGCAGTAGACACCGCGCAGTTAGAAACGAATGCAGTAACTCGTGCGAAAATTGCAGACGATGCGGTGGGTGCCAATGAACTAAGAAGTGTGGTATCATTAAGAATAAAGAATTCGTCTGGTAGTACATTAAAAACAATTTATGGCGCAGGCGCCTAAACCAAAAGGTATATTATGGCATTTAGAAGACCCTTATATTTGGATGGTTCTAATTTAAGAGAGATGACGGATACTCATATTAATAATATGAGAGACCGTGCTGCGGATGAGTTCAGAAATAACCCGTCCGTATATCTTAGATTTGTTTCTAGTGGAGGAGACCTTGGAGAATATACAGATACTCGTCTCCGCGCGGGTGCGGCAACCAGAACCCCTTTTCGATTCCCTACAGAAAATGAGTTAAGAACCCAACAACACCTGCCTGGGGAACAGATACCAAGTGGTCAAGTGTTGGTAGTAATTACTAAATCTCATGTCGATCAAGTCGTACAAAGTGTTTCTGTAGGAGACTCTAGTAACAGAGAGTATCCTCTTTACTACGACTCTTCAGGTAACCTACGCGCAATGACTAAACAGGATATGCGAGACACCTTCGGATATCAAGCAATCTTTCAACTTGATGGCGCGGGAGATTTGTATACAATTCATACCAGTACATCATTGTCTGGATATTCTCCAGTTAGTTTTACTCCTATTTTTGAAGACACGGTTGCAGATTTATCTTATTATAGTCTAAATGGAATTGCATCAGTTCACTATGGTCCTACCGGATTAGATTCTGGAGGAACAGTAAGGTCTAGATACTACTTGATGAGAAGAAATGCGGAGGGATACGGATATCACCCTAACCCAGTAAGAACTGAGAGTGGTGGGGATATTAGAGAAATGTCAAATTCTCAAACCGGAACCATTTTATCAAATATAGTTAGAGACCTTGCAGTGAATGTTTCTGGGTACAGAATCAGATTTAGTTATTCTTCGGGAACCATTACAGGAACAATTGTGAATACTGTTTTAAATGGATCTCAGTATAAAACAAAACAATTTAACGCAGACGATTACCGCGCACAGATTTGGCCAGGCGGTAATGTAGTCACTCAAGGAATTGGCCATCTCAGGGTGCAAAGAATATGATGAAATTACCAGAAGGCGAATTTACTCACGCAACTTTTTTTTCGGATGAAGGTCAACTAATTCGAGCAATCTATCATGAGTTTGAAGATGAAAATGGCGATGAAAAATTTCATGAAATCATGATAAATGTTGATTTAGAAGACCCATTATATCAAAAGTTGTTAGAGACCTTTAATCTACAACAGATTAAAAACATGACCAATGAAGAGAGAGAAATCCAAAAACAAAATTTCTTGTCGTTAGTTCAAGAACTAGCGGTAGAAAATGGAATGGTTTATGATCCTGAAAATGCAAACAACGACAATAAGTTAAGAGTTGACCACATCTTTGAACTTCCGGAAGGTGAGTTTGGTGAAGAGTTCTTGTTCAATCTTAAACTGAGAGTTTTTGATATGGATGAGGTAATGAACTCTGAGGATGCGGATCTGAAGAAAAAACTTAGAGAGGCAAAGACGCCCCTCGAAAGTTTGTATATTGCAGGAAAGTTTTTATACGAATAGTTCGTAATCTTTCCATAGGTGTGGGAGGTTTTCAGAGTGAGTGAAATGCGCAAATTTGATATCACTGTGAAACTCCCCACCTAAGAACATGTAGGGATTTCCAGTCGCATCCTTATACTTACGGTT